GAAGATGAGAAGTTTCGGAATAAGGTAACGGAAGGAGACACAAAGCATTTCTCACAGAATGAGGTGAAGCAGAAGATAGGGGAATTTTACCGACGGAAATATAGTAGCCCAGCTTATAGAGAGAAATTTCGGAAGCAGTCATTAAAATTGTGGATGGATGAGGGCTTTCGTCAAAAAGTGGCGGCTGGCGTGGGGCGATCACCGGTACTACAGGGGCGCGCTCCTTCAAACCTACACACAGTCTTTGAGTCGATGCTGAAGTCGGTTGGGATGGAGGAGGTGAAGCAGGCGGATCTGATGCCAGGCTATGTAAAGGAAGCTGCAATTGGTCCTTACAATTTTGACTTCCTTCTGAAGATAAAGGACAAAAGACCAATTCTCGTTGAATTACAGGGAGGATATTGGCACGGGCTTGCGGAGTCTATTGCTCGAGATGAACGCAAGGCGTCGTATGTCGCCCAATTACCGGAATATGATTTTAAGGTGGTCTGGGAATTGGAGTTTTACACGAAGGATAGAGTGATTAACCTATTAAAGAAATGGCTTGGATTGGCCCCTCAAGTCGAGCTTAAGAATTTTGCCTTCGGTGATGTGTTGATAAAGATGATTTCACCGAAGGAGGCCAGACCCTTCTTTACGCGGTACCATTATAGTGGCTCTCTTGGTCGAGGTGGTCAAATTTTTGGAGCATTTCTGGGAGAGGAAATGATAGGTGGCGTCGTTTATTCTTCAGTCGTGAGAAAGGAAGTGGCTGAGAGGCTGGGGGTGAAGTGCCAGGAGGTGGTCGAATTATCCAGATTCGCTATCGCCGATGATCGGCATAAGCAGAACTTCGCGTCATGGCTGATTTCAAGGACCGTTGCTTTCTTGAAGTGCCGGATGGTCGTGACCTTTGCTGATGAGACGTTTGGTCATCAAGGCACCATTTATAAGGCGGCAGGTTTTCGACTTGATGGAGTGGTTGCGCCATCGTATTGGTACGCCGACCAAGGTGGGTGGATAATGCACAAGAAGACGCTTTGGGAACATGCTGCTTCACTACGGATGAGTGAAACGGAATTTGCGGAGAAGCATGGTTATCAAAAGATATATGGAGGTAGAAGATTTCGCTATCTCCTTAATTTGGGAGGTGGGGCATGAGTTGGCAGCTCTTTGATCGCTTACGGGTTCTCTTTAAGCAAGCCAACATCTATAATTATGAGAACCTCCATCAGAATCAGGCTGACGTGGCTAGACTAACTGCTGGTGGGAAGGCTCTTAATCTAGCCACTTATGGTGTACTTCTTGAGCAAACCAATCTGCAGATCAATAGGCTCGAACGTTTTAAGGATTATGACCAAATGTCTGAGATGGGTGAAATTTCATTCGCATTAGATGCCTATGCTGACGAATCGACCTTAATCGAGAGCGAATATAAGCATAATCTCCTGATTCGATCCAAGCACAAGAGGGTGAAGAATGAGTTGTCGGAACTGTTCTATTCTACGCTCTGTACGGACAATCTGCTTCGAACCTATGTGCGCTATCTCTGTAAGTATGGTGATCTGCCGATGGAGATCGTGCCGACGAAGAATAGGGACGGCGTGGCCGCACTGCGGCACATGAACGTCTATAACTTCTCACGTATTGAAACTAAGAAGGGCGACCTCATTGGCTTCTTTTATCAGGATGAGGGGGATCAGAAGCCCAACTTTCTCCATCCCTGGCAGGTTGTACACTTTCGGATTGATTCTCTTGAAAACATCTTTAAGCCTTATGGTGCGAGTTTGATGGAAGGTGCTCGTAAGGATTTTAAGCGTCTGCGGCTGATGGAAGATGCGGCCCTAATCTATAGAATAGTCCGTAGTCCCGAGCGTCGCGTCTTCAAGATCCCCGTGGGCGAGATTCCGGCACAGCACGTGCCGACCTACATGGAGATGTTCGCCCGCAACATCAAGAAGAAGCGCTTTTATAATCCCAATACCGGGCAGATTGATGAGCGCTGGTCGCCGTTGATTCAGGAGGACGACTATTATCTGCCGCGCCGGCCGGACGGGAGCGGGCCGGAAGTGGATACACTCCCCGGTGGTGAGAACCTCGACCAGATTGCCGACATTGAATATTTCAAGAAGAAGATGATCTCGGCCCTCAAGATCCCCTTTTCCCGGGTGGGCCTGGGGGAGGCTGGGGAAGATTCCCGGCAATCCCTTTCGCAGGTCGCGCCGGAATTTGCCAAGGCCGTCCAGTTCATTCAGCGCATCGTGGCCTGCGGCCTTCAGAAGGTCGCTCTGGTCCATCTGGGCCTGAAGGGCTTTTCGGTCAATGAGATGAAGAGCACGGAGCTCTATCTGCCGGCCTCCTCCGCCATTGACGAGCTCTACCGCATTGAGAAGTGGGCCACGCGAGCCGACGTGATCGCCAACCTCAAGGACACCGGGCTCTTCTCTCCGGAATGGATCCTCAAGACCTTTACCGACATGTCTTCTGACGAGATCGCCGCGATGCAGAAGGAAGTGGCCTCCCTCCCGCAGGAACCAGGGCTTGGGGAGCCCCCGCTGCCGACGGAAAGCGTGGAAGCACCGCTCAAGGTGGAGGAAGACAAATTATTGTCTGAGTATGCTGACTTTCAGAAGCGGACCAAGGCCGTCAATGAGGAAGTTAAGATCGAACACAACATGCTGCAGAACCTCCTGACCATGAACGAGCTGGATGGGCTCAACAACGGCAAAAAGACGCTGGTGGAGCATAGGATCGATGTAAAGAGCGAGCTATTTGAATCTACCTATAAGGAAGGTGAGGCCAGCTTTTTGTTTGAACAGGCAACCTTCAAGAAGCAGGCCCAAATTGAAAAGGAGCGAAGAGAACTGTTGGGACCCTATGTGGAAAATCCAGAGATTACCGATAAGGACATACCAGCCTAAACATCTTTTCATCAAAGATACTTTAAAGTTGCTCATTGGTTTGAGCCTTCGTCCACAGAAAAGGAGAACAACCGTGAATCAGGCAAAAAAGCCGACGCCCGCAGTTACGATGGACGCTCGGAAGTTCCTGCACGAGATCAACGAGTCCGAACAGTCTCGCGTGGCCTTCTTTGAGAGAGTCATCCGGAAGCTCGGCGAGGAGCAGGGCCAGAACTGGCATGCGATCGCCCTGCGGCCGGACGTGATCTACTTTGAGGACGTGGACAAGCACGTCTACTTCCAGGCCGCCGTCAAGCGGGACAAGAGCGGCAAGCTCACCATTGAGGACGTCAAGAAGGTCAACGTGGTGGAGGAGAAGAAGGAACAGCTCTTCAACCAGTTCTGTTCGGAATTGGTCGGGGCGCTCTCTGAAGACGATCAGCGGAAGGCTGAACTGGCCTTCAACAAGATTGAGTCCTGCCGCTTCCGCCCGAACGTGATCCCGGCGAGCGGCTGGGTTCGGACGCGGGACGGCCGCTCGCACTACGTGCCGGTGGCCGATTCCGTGGTGGCTGAGGACAAGAAGGCTGCGATCGTGGCCGCCGCCGTCCGAGCCCTCAAGTCCGAAGTCCAGGTTTCCGAAGGCCGCCTGGTTTCTGCGACCATCGTGGAGGCCGAGGGCAAGCGGACCATCACGTTGCCGATCGATGAACTGACCCGCCGGCGCGTCGTCGCCCGCAACATGCGGGCCGTGGCGGAAGGTGCGTGGCGGGATCTGGAATTCCAGGGACACGTCCAAGCCATCGCCGCGCTGGTCAGTGAATCCAAGGTCAATGAAGGCGTGGAATATGCCGCGAAGTTCTTGAAGGAATATCAGGAGTTCTCCCTGCTCGACCGGGCCGAGACCAAGCAGCTCCTGGAGAATGCCCTGGCCGCTACCGGCTGCTTCAATGGCGACTTGGTCGAGGACGTGGCCACGCTCTTCTTTAAGACCAGCCTGCGGATCAACCACAAGGACATTGTGGAAAGCTGGCGGAAGACGGCCCTCAAGTCCGAATTCGCCCCGCTTCTGGAAGAGATCAACCTCCTGGAGAAGTCCGAGGACTTCGAAGCCGACTACGGCAAGTTCCTGAAGAGCGTCTTTTTGGAGGCCGCCGACGTGCGGGAAGTCCGCCGCCTGGCCTATTCCACTGCCATGAAGCTCGTCAAGAATGTCATCGACGTGGAAGATCAGACGGTGGTGGAGCAGCTTCAGGACCTCATCGACCGCCTGGAAACTCCGGAAGTCGACGACGCCACGCTTCGGGAAGCTGAAGACCTCCTGGCTTCCATCTCCGAAGAACTGATGCAGGCCGTCTCCTCTCTAGACGACTTCGACAAGATTCCGGGTGGGGAAGAGGAAGAAGGGGAAGGTGAGTTGCCGCCGCTGCCTGGGGAGGAAGAAATGGGTGAACTGCCTCCTCCACCCGGTGCGCCCGCCGCCGAAGTTCCTGCTCCGGCCCCGGCCGGTCCGATGCCCGAGCCGCCGCTGGAATCGGTGGACAAGAAGAACATCGTTCCGATCTCGGAAATGGATGAGCAGAAGCTCTCCTCGGAATTGGCCTGTTGGATGGAAAGTCACGAGACCTACGTCGCCGAGGACGGCATTGGCGACTGCCTGAAGCAGCTCAACGAATACGTCGACCGCGCTGAAGTCCTGGGCAAGAAG